TAATATTGATACTCATTTGCAATTTCTCTAATAGCAGTAGCAAGTGCTTCTCGCATATCATCTGTGGGTTCTACAATCAACTCACCTTTGAATGATTCCCAGATTTTTTGTGCTCGTTTAGTCATCAGTCCCATCCTTCAAAGTATTCAGCAAAAAAGTTAAAACTCAAAACATACTTACCAACTTGAAAATCTACTCCAAACAAAGAACTGGTAAAGAATGAGAATAGAATGTGTAATCCATTATGATTAGTAGGAAAATCTTCATAATGAACCCAGAGTAATGAACGATTTTTGAGAATACCAAACTGCAAAGTGTGGTCGGCAATACCATCGTCCCAAACTTTTTTGTCGTATTGAAAGAGTTTAGTCATTTCTCACTCCACATAATGAAAAATAGGTTCACGATACTTCCTCAACATCCTAATTGCCTCTTTTGCTTGCATAATATTTGAAATTCTTTTAGGTGAGTAAAGAACATATTCGTTTTGATAAACACTATATTTTTGAATAAGATAATAGTTACTCATCTCATCAAAATCAAAGCACTCAGCAATCCTATAATCAGTCATACTACCTCACAAAGTGGAAAAAATCTGATTGATGAAATAAATCCTGGTTTTGTGTATTTGTCTCTATAATTTGCTGCAAATTCCCTTGCTTCTTGTTTGGTTGAGAAGGTTCCAAAAAAACGATAAAGTGCCTCTATACCTTCATATTTGTTATAAAACCCCACCATCCACTTATGAGAATGTTCTGGATATGTGTCGTTTTCTTCTACCCAGTCGTAGTATGCGTCATTATTCATTTCAGTTCCTCTTCCTCTTTCTCAATCACAAAATTCATACCATCCACATTATGATGAGACAGGATTGCTTCGGCAAGAGCAGCAGCACCAAGAGAATTGGAACCATCCACTTCACGAATAATCTCTGCCAATTTCAAAATGTGTCCTACTTTTGGTGGTAGTTTGTTAGTCATTTGAGTTCTTCTTCATGTTGTTCAATATCAAAGATTGCATTTAGGAATCCCAGAGCATACTTACCCACAACCCAAGCATCCTTATCCTCAAAAAACCTATCACCGATGGTTCTCATATTGTATCCTTCTTTTTCTTTATCAAAAAAGGCAATCACATAACAGTACTCGTTATATTTGTCTTCAGCATTAGGTTTATACCACTTGACTAGTTCATACTTGTTGTTGCCTTTGCTCCAACGGAACTCAATATTACGAAATCTCATTTGCTGTTCTCCAGAATAGATTTGATTTCTTTGAGGTTTTCCAGGTGTTTTGCTACCGCATCCCATTCTTCAGACAACCAATCCAAACTGTTGTCCTCAAAGTTAGTTTCTTCTCTGATTTGCCAAGATAGATCTTCTAGATCACCTTCACACTGTTCAATAAACTTTTCAATAGTTTGGATTAAAGTCATTTTTTCTTTTGTCTATAAGAAAATTATAGCACAAAAAAGGCACCCCTAGGGTGCCTCTGTGACAGTATTCAAAGTGTCCTCATCAGGAGCATACTTATAAACAAATCCATCATCTGTAGAATACCAGATATTTTCAATTCCTGCTTCTTCAAGTGCCAAAGCACAAATTGGACAAGGTTTTGCGTTTCGTAGTTTATTTTGAGGATTCACCCTTGCAACTACAATTGTATCAGCATCTTCTCTTGCTTTGATGAGTGCGTGAATTTCACTATGAAGATAGATCTTCTGCCACAATCCAACTCGTTTTGCAAACTTTGCTTGAAGTGGATGAGACTTCTTTTCAAGATTTACTGCTGTTGTAATGACCTTGTTCTTCTTGAGTAATACTGCACCAACCTTCTTTTTAGAAGGAGACGACTTTGCTGTATCAATTGCAAGTTGAAGAAAGTTATCAGAAATCATTAAGGTTGTGTTGGAGCAGGTGGTACAGGTGGTGGGGGAGGTGTTGTAGGGGGAAGAGTTGGAGTAGGTGGAGCAGTTTGTTTGACTGCTACGGGTTCAGGTAGTTCTACTGCAGGTGGAGGATTTGTGTTTGTAAGTTGCTTTTCAAGTCCTGAAATTTGTTGTTGTAGTTCTGTGATATGACTTTCATATTTTGTTGTAACTTCTTCTACTGGTTTTACTGGAGTTGATTGTCCTTCTTGTACAATTTTCCAACTTGCAATACCTACACTAAAGATACTAGCAAGAGCAGCAAAAACAGAAACAGTCTTTGAAAAACTCATAGATTACTTGAACCAACTCCTTGAGAACAATTCAATTGTAACACCAAACTTGTAGATTTGGAAACTGAATCCAAATAGTCTACCTGATCCCATAGTGATGTTTATATAGGGCCAAGACCTACCATATATCCCAGTACAAAACCACATTTGGGACAAACACCATCGGTTCTGTAGTTTGAAGAATGTAAGGTAATAATCTTTACCAAAATCATCTCGTATTTTTAGTTCAAATGGTTTCATACTCAACAAAACTCCAATCGTCTACATCAGTTTCTGAAATTGTCTCAAAATTATCTTCATACAAATCAAACATTTCATCATAGTCAAATTCTTCAATTTGAAGCATATCAAGAAATGCTGTTTCCATCAAATCTCCTTTGATTACTCAAGTATTATAGCACAGAAGATCGTGCTAGCAAAAGAAAAGGGGACACCTTTTTAAGTGTCCCCTGACTTATAAACTCCCCCACCTGGACTCGAACCAGGAACCCCAGAGTTAACAGCTCCGTGCTCTGCCAATTGAGCTATAAGGGAATGGACCCGATATAAGGATTTGAACCTTAAGTTTTGATACACCTACCTCGGAAATTACTTTCCTTCTGGAACTGCGTGGCACCACCACTGCATGACCGTTACCAACGGCGTCATCGGGATGAATCTTTTTTATTAATCAAATATTCTACAGTATTTGCTATATCATTCATAGCAACTCTTAAATCAGGTTGTTGTCCTGCTTCCATATTCATTTCATAATCAGTTAGAGTCCACCTCCACTGTTTCATATCATTATTATACCACAGATTTATTTGCATTTGTAGTATTCCAACCTAATCCAGTTTAATAATGCATTCACTTCCATAGATGAATATTGTGGTTCTTTACAATAGTATTCTGTTGTTGAAACATCAGCAGAATACTTTTCAAGTGCCCTGATGACTATTTCTCTATCTCTCTGTGAAATAAGTGACATAATAAAATTACATTACTTGGAGATATTTATCTCCAAATCCGAGTGGTTGGGTTCGAACCAACGTCTTCTTGCTCCCAAAGCAAGCCGTCTACCACTGACTTACACCCGGTTATTGATAATGTTCTATTTGATGACAGTTTGCACAAAGAACCTCACACTTTGCAATTTCTTCATATAAACTATCCCAAGAATGTGATCTTGCCATTACAGCAACTGTACCTTCCTTGTTTGAATCTTTATGATGAAATTGTAGTACTCTGTAATCTGAGAATCCACATCTTTCACACTTTAGAGTTTTTTTGTATTCTCTAAAGTTATCCATTCTTTCTCTTGACTTCTCCATTTTACTTTTGGAATAGCAAGAGATGCATTTATGCCTTTTATAGGCAACACCCTTTATTATACCAGCATTTGCAAATTGGTCAAGTGATTTAACTTCACCACATTCTTTGCACTTTCTAGTTTCCATTTGGGAATCATTAATTGCTTCCCAATTATTTAGCAGAATAAATCTGCTAATGGGAAATACTGGATTCGAACCAGTGACTGTCTCGGTGTAAACGAGAAACTCTACCACTGAGTTAATCTCCCTGGCGGAAAGGGTGGGATTTGAACCCACGGTGCTATTAACACGACAGTTTTCAAGACTGTTGCCTTAAACCACTCGGCCACCTTTCCAATATGTTATCTATACAAGATAACATAGATTTTTTATCTAGTCAAGTTCCAATTTAGAAACTTGATTGTGATAATTGGTAATCATTAATTCTTTCTTGATATTGTCTTTTCGATGAACCATAGAATAACGAAGATACCATTCAATTCTAACATAATCTTTGTATCTTTCCATAATCCAATCATTAACATTATATGTAATCATAAACTTGTGATTACAAGCATCAACTACATCTGCAAACCTTTCATGTGAGAAGTCTTGATGCAATTTTCTATCAGTTCCATAAAGGAAGTCTTTAATATCATATGGTGGATCTAGGAATACAAATACCCCATCACCATCTGGTTTCATTACCTCTTCATAATCTAGATTAGTAATTTTCCAGTTCTGTATGATATTAGAATAAAATGGAAGTTTCTTAATACCAACCAAAGAAAAGTTAGATCTGGATGCTTGAACAGAGAATGTAGAATTCTCTGTTAATCCTGAATAAGAACATTTATTCATAATAAAGAACGCAACTGCTTGATCTAGTGGTTCTAGATCTTTTATGGTATTAGAACAATCTTCAAACAGTTGTTTGTGAGCATCATCATTCCCATTTATATCAAGTTTAATATCATACAACCTATCACTTAATTCATGACCATTATCTCGGAGTTGAACCCAGAAGTTATAAAGATAATAGTATTTGTCATTTACCCAAACTGGAATATCTGGATAGTTTTGAGTGACAAGAAGTGCTACACTACCCCCACCTAAAAATGGTTCTCGATATTCTTTAATTCCCTGAGGAAAGTGTTGTGCAAGTGTTTTGAGTGCTTTACTCTTGCCACCTGGGTAACGAAGACAGGTCTTAAATGGGAATTGTTTCATTTATTAAACAGCAATCAGAGTTCCATCCTTACGGGAAAGAGAAATAAACTTACCAAGACTTTGATTTGAATTTACAGTTTCATTTACCTGCTCCTCAAATCCATCCACATCCTTACATTCAAAGACGTAAAAGTTATCTGGTTTGTAGTTAAATGCTACACCAACTTGTTGATTTTGTCCATCATATGAAATTTTAGCAACAGCACTAGAATTTACAAATTCAACTACTTTTGCCATCAGGGTCTCCTTTGACTACTCCAGTATCATACAACAAAAAAGGCACCCGTGGGGGTGCCTCTGTGCCACTTGTTTGGGTGTCACATCAACCTTGGGACTTACTCCATGAACCAAAACTCTTCTTCTGCTTTTCTCTAATTCTTTCTGCTGCTCTACCTCCAACAAAAGTAGAGTGTCCGCTACCTGTTGAACCAGTAAGTCTATTATGTTTTGCAGTCTGAACTGCTCTTTTTCTTTGGAATTTATTTAATTTTGGTTCGTACTTAGGTGTTTGCTCTGACTTCTTCTTACCTCTGTTTATTCCACCTGTACTGTGTGGTGCTGGTTTATATCCCATTCTTGCTCCACCACCTCCTCCACTTGCTGTGCCAGCATATCCCTTTGGTTCATTCCACTTTCCTGTCTTTTTATCTCTCTTGTATTTTGGACCTGGGTTTTCTCCTCCAGATGGAAGATCTCCAATTCTTCCTGCTCTAAACTTTCCGAGTTGTGCAGAAGCACTTACTTTCTTAGTTTCCGACTTGTGTAACTTCCACTTTCCATCAGAATCTTTCGTTACACTACCAGATTTTTGTGTAGTATATAGTTCCGTCTTACCTGCCCTACCTCTTGCTTTCTTATTTGCTTGTCTGCGTTCATATGAAGCAGAATCTTCATTTAAATAAGTGTTTGCTTCTTCTAGGAACTCTCTAAAGGTTTTCATTTTTCTATTTCTTGCTGGATGGGAGACTCTACCTGAATCTAAATTTCTATCTGCTTCTTTTCTTTTATTCATCATTCTAGACATTAATTGAACTCCTGGTCCTTCAACATGTCCAGAACGAACTAGGTCTTTTGGAGATTGTGCTGCATTTGCTGCAAAAGATAATGCCAATAAAGCATTAGCAGCAGTATCTCGTTTTCTACCTTCAGAAAGCATATAAAAATTATATTCTTTTATTATTTAGCATCCCCTTTACCTTCAAGGGTTCTCACGAGAAGTTCACTAAATCTTTCCATCTTTTCATAATGAACTGTGGATGGGCAATAATTTATTGCGTCTTTAAGAGCAACAAGTTCATCCCACTCATCCTTTGTTAATTCCATTTTAAGTTCCTTTATGTCAGGAAATGCTAACATATTTAACCAGGATTTTCCATTTTTTTGACACTTCTTAATCTTTATTATTTTTTATCATTATAATAAGTCCAAAGAGCATTATGAATATCCATTAGATGATCTACCCAGAAACCAGCAGGATAGATCCCAAGAGAATCCTGCAATCCTCGATGACTTGTTCCTTCCTTTTCCGCCTTGCACATAATGTAGCAAATCGCTTGAACCATATCAAGTTTATCTTCTTCAGAAAGCATAAAATATTTGCCGATTGCACGTTGCTTTGCTTCTTCATTTTTCTTCTGAAGTTCTTTACAAGCATCGGAATCCCACCATTCTTGTAATGCTTTACCAAGTTTATTTTCTTCAGATTCCGAAGAATGGTCCCCAACTTCCTTTGTCATCTTTACCTTCTATTCTTTGTTCTAATTTGTCAATTAATTTGTCTGCAGAAATGAGATTATCAATTGTTACAATTAGATCCGAAATTGTTTTTGCAACAAATGGTTTCTCTTGACGAGCAGCATAAGCAAGAGCATTCCTTAGAGAAGATTCTGCTTCTTTAAGTGACTGTTCAACTGATTCTGATAATGCCATTAATTCTCCTCAATTATACAATCAATACATGACTTTAACTGTAACATGTCTTCATGAGAAAGTCCATCCAAAGTAATAGCATGTTGATCTGTAAATGCTATAGTAATCGAATAGTTATCTCCATCAAATCCTGCACAGGTTTGAATAGGATCTAGTTTCATACTTTTTTAATTGTAAAAGATCCGTCAAAATTATCAATCCATTCTAGGGTATCACCTTCTTCCCAAGAAAGTTTTTGAACTAATTTTTCCGGAAAGGTGATATACAGTTCACCAGTAATTGGATCCATTTCAACTGGAACAATTCCACTAATTTTGTTTTGGTCGATTGCACTCATTACAATAATAGGAATAATTTGATTTAAATGATTTTACTATTTGAAAATGTTGATCGTCAAGTGGTTTTTCTACTTTACATTTAGAACAAACTCTAGAGGTCTTGATCTCCATCCCATTCTCTTTTTTCTTCTTTACGAAGTTTTTTAAGTTCTTTAAATTCTTTTTTAATTTGTTGATAAGCTTCCTCTGGAGAAATTTTGTTGGAGATTTCAAGTCCAGCAATAAGGGCACACTTATCACCAAATCTCGCAAGTGCTTTTTCATACGTCGTTAGGTGTTCGTACATAGTTTACCCCTAGGTGTTCGGATAGAATATCTATGCGGGCATCTAAAGAATTTTCAAGTCGATATAGTTCATTCGTCAAAGAAACATTTTCTTCTTCTAATACCTTTACTCGATTTTCAAGTTCTTCCATTTTACTCATCACAGAATAATCGTATTCAGTCATATCATATAATTTAAAGAGATTTTCAAAGATGTTGAATTTCACTCAATTACCCCAATTTCTTTTAGATATTGTCGATAACGATTGAATCGACCCCAGTGAGGTTGTCCATGAACATTAAGACTATGGCAACACTCACAGTAAGAGTTCCATTCATACCAAGGAGTTGTCAGATCTAGGGCAGGATAATTGCTTGATATGTATTTGTTGAGGTTGATCTTCATCATTCCAGTGCCGAATAACTCCTGCTACAATAAATCCGTTTGTAATCAAATAAGAAGCAAAAATAATTGTTCTAATTACTGCTACTTTGTCTGCTACGTGATCCTTTTTGTGTGCTTTTTCTCCGAGTGCTTTTGCCCACAATCTCCACGTTTGCTTTAGGGTTGACATAAAGTTCGTAATCTTTTTGTTTAAATTTGCAACGAGCAATATATTTATCTGCGTGTGCTTGAGATTGAAAGTAGCAGATTTTTGTATCCTTTAAATCCTTACCATCCTTGTGAATAAGTTTAAATGGAAACATTTGATATGGGAATTCTTGCTTTTTAGAAGTAGCAGTACTCTTTCCACTCTTTGACATTTGATTTGTTTAGGTTGAATTGGACTTTGTTAAATGGACGTTTTGGTTGCTTTAAAAGTTTCATTCCTGCTTGCTCAAGAAGTTTGCTACCCTTCTTTGTATTACAGGAACTACAAGCAACGACTAGATTTTCCCAAGTATCACCTCCACCTTTTGATTTTGGTATTACATGGTCTATTGTTAATCCTCTGGTTGATCCACAATACTGACACTTATTATCATCACGTTTATAGATCATAGACTTTGAAGGTCTATCCTCAACTATCTTGGTAAGAGGAAGTTTAATGTAATTGAGAAGACGAATTACTTTTGAAGAAATTACTTGTGCCTTCTCTTTGAGAATTAAAACAATAGCACGTTTCCAGTTTGTGATGTTAATTGGTTCATAACTGGAATTGAGAACAAGAACGGATGAGTTTGGTGTTATTTGTTTGAATTCCATACTTACATAGTTTTCTTACCGTGAAGTGGGCAATCTGAATTCACCCATTTGCGATCAATTGGCATTTCTTCGTTATCCATTACTGGACAAGTGCAACCTTGTGCTACTGCTTCTGGAGATCCAGGAACTAAATTATCCCATTCCAGATACCTGATTTTTGTACTTCCAATCATAGCATCAAGTTCTTCCTCTGTATATTGAGGATTGTCTGGATTTTCTAGACGAGAAAGTTTTGCTTTCAGTTCATTATATTTGTCTTGAAGTTCATAGTAATCACGATCATTATAGGTGCATTTGTTTTGAATTTCATATTCATCCATCAATTTATCAACTACTGATTCATCATTACTGTCACTTAGAGCAAGATGAAATGCACCATCTAGAATACTTGTCTCATTAAAACCAACCGCAAGAAGAAACCTCCTGAACATTCCAAAATACTGATAAGAACTCAAATCTGTGTATGGAGATTCAATTGTGATAATTTCATTATCAACAAGTTCTGGACAAGTTTCACTAATGCTACGATATTGAGTTTTACTCTTTGATTGATAAGAAAACTTGATGGAACCTTCAAACATAATGAATCCTCAACTCACTTCATTCTACAGCATCACTCTGCTTTTTGGACAACTCCTGTGCCAGTTCACGGATTGTCTTTTCATACTTTCTCATCATCCACCATTTGCCAATCGGATTATCAATCCACATAGGATGGAATCTAATTCTCCACATTAATCTTTGGAAATTTACTTTTATAATTTTTAAAATTAAAAGTAAGTACTCAGATACATTTTGGTCAATTA